ACCCCTGAGCAAAGGCGGCGCTACTGGTGGTTGGGTTGCGGAGAAGGCTTCACGGCCCGAAACCGACACACCGGAATTGACTTTGTTTAATCCGCCGATGAATGAAATCTATGCTATGCCTAGCGTCACGCAGAAATTGCTTGATATGAGTGATTTCGACGTCGCGCAATGGTTGCTGGAAGAAATCAACGATGTTTTCGTTACTACCGAAGGCACCGGCTTTATTACCGGCAACGGTGTTTCCAGAGTCAAGGGGATCATTGACAGCGCTTTGATGATTGCCAATGCGTCCTGGGAATACGGAAAAACCGGCTACATCGCAAGCGGCAACGCAAGCCTTTTAAACAGTGCCGACAAACTGGTTGACCTTCAGCATTCCCTGAAGCCTGTTTACCGGCAGAACGGCACCTGGTTGATGAACGACACAACCTTTTCCGTTATCCGCAAGTTCAAGGACGGCGATGGGAATTATTTGTGGCGTCCGGGCCTGTTAGAAAACGCGCCTGATACGCTCCTGGGCAAACCGGTTGAACTTGACGACAATATGCCGGACATTGGCGCGAATGCTTATCCTATCGCCTTTGGTGACTTCAAGCGGGCCTATACCATTGTTGACCATGTTTCCGGCACCCGCCTGCTGCGCGATCCATACACAACCAAAGGGTTTGTCAATTTTTATGTGACTAAGCGCCTTGCGGGTGGGATCAGTAACTATGAGGCAATCAAGTTCATGAAGATTGCAACGTCATAGTTTTAACAGGTGCGGCGCGTGCCTTGCGGGTTTGGTTTCTTTACCGCAAAACGAGCCTGGACAAGCCAGTAAGTGTCCATGAACTGCATCTAAAAAACACTGGCAGCCGCAGCGGCCCCTCAGCTTGTGAAGCGGCAGTGGCCGGGGCGTCAAATGGCGCTCCTGGTCACTATAATAATTTCGGACATAGGGGGAGTTGGCAGGCGTTTAAACTTCCACAAGCGGTTTATGAGCGAGATTTGGTCACTAGCAGCGGCAATCAATGTTAAACAGGTTATGCCACAAATTGAAACGTCGGTTGACAAAATTAATATCATGGCATTGGCCCGGAGAATTGAGCGGAAATATAAAAACCCGGCAAACTGGAATTACTCAGTCAATGAACAATGCGATCCGGGAATAAAAGCGCTTCTGATATTGCCGTGACATGGATTCGCCGAGGGTTATAACAAGACAATGGAGAATGACCTTGAAACAGATATTGACTACAACCTGGACGATCCTAACGCGAAAAGTGGCGTCTATGGCCTTTGGTTGCACGTTCTTTATATATCGGTTTGCGAGTATCTTCACGCCGACAAATTTACTCAAGTTGCCGCTGAGTCTTTTTTATTCGATCCTGAGAATGTTTTTTTTGATTATGTGTCGGATTCAATGGGCTATGAGCCGCAGGCATTACGGGAGAGGATAAGGAGAATAAGTAATGAACGAAATAATGCACAAGTGTAACTTCTGTAAT